AATAAATGCAAGTATAGAACAAAAACAAAGTTATAAGGGTTAGTGTTCTATTGGAGGTATTCTCATGAAAATGTACAATGCAGCAAAGTATCTTCTTAGTAAAGATGTGCAAGTTGTACCCTTAAACGATAATAAAAAGCCAACAGTATCATTTAAGAATGTAACTATTGATGATGATTTTATAGATAACAATTTTTTAGCATATGCAAAGACAAATGTATTAGGTGTCCTTACTCGTGGTTTATGGTGTATCGACATAGATATTAATCACGTAAATGGTGAAAGTGGCTTTGATAGTTTGAAAGATATTCCTTACTATGATGAGTTTGTTACTAATGCACAAAATACGCTAGTTCAGACAACAGCAAGTGGAGGAAAGCATGTAATATTTAAAAAACGTGATGGCGTTGAGTACGCTCAAAAAATAGGATATTTACCATCAGTAGACATTAAGGCACATGATAATAACTATTTTGTACTAGCTGGAAGTAAAACAGCTAAAGGACTGTACACAAGTAATAAGAAACCAGTAATCGTTTATGATGGTGAATTTGAAGATCGTATATTTTCAAAACGTGGAAATTATCTACAACAGACTATGGAAAAGTTCTCAGTAAAAAGTGTGTTGCCTAATCACAATTTTAATCATTTACAACATACTGGCAAAGGTGGACTAGGTAGAGAGGCATACAATCGTGTAATTAATGGTGAAAGCATAGAACGTAATAATGATGTATATAAAGCTATTAGTTACGCATTACAATGTAACGTTGATATAGAGCCTCTAAAAGTAATTATTGGTGATGTTAAAGCAAATGGTGATGTATATACACTAGATGAATGGGAGAAGTCGTATAACAGTGCTAGAAACTCATTACGAATTTAATATAGATGACGAATTAAGAAAACTAGGTTTATTAGTTGGAATATCCGAAGAAATATATTATTGCTCAATTAGTCGCATATCAACATTGTATCTTGAAAACTTTGGGACAAAATGGGTAGCTTGGCGTGAAACTTACGATTTACAGAATAATAAAAGAGTATCGTATAGAACAATAGCAGATGGCAGTTTTGAATTAGTAGCTGCAAGAACTAAAAATTATTTAAACTACATTAAAAGAAAGCAGGGAATAAAATGAACGTTGAAATTATAGCAAATGAATTTGAAACTAGAGCAGCAACATTATTAAGATATTTTACTGGACTATGTGAAAGTAGTTATAAAGTACCTTTTGCATTTAAGATTTATAATGATCCTTTTAATACTGTGTATCTAATAAGTAAAGGTAAAATGTATGCTCATGTATTGATAAAAGATTGTGAAGTGAGAAAAACTTTTGAGATTGCGTCAGAAAAGCATACTGAGAAACTAATAGAGAGCATTGAGGGGCATTATGCAGGTTATGAAATACCAGATGGTACACATGACACTATAAGCGATATGATGGCTAGTTTCATGTTTGATAATGAATATTTCATGTATGGACTGGAGACATTCGCAGAAAGTAACAATAGTGACATGTTCGATTATATGAGTAGAGATTTCAATATAGATGAACTTGAGGGCGTTCAAACTAGTAATGCAGATGTTATAGGTAATATGGAGGCATTGTATCAGTTAGCTACTGGAATTAATGAACCTGCGCCAGAATTAGTTGAGGGGCTTAAAATCATTACTGAGTTTATTCAGAATGAACAGGCGAATGAAGTTGATAGTAAAGTATTAATTGAACGATTAAATGAATTGAAACATTCTTATTATAAAGATGTGAAAGCGTAATTTTATAGGTCATGCACTTTAGTAGGTGCATGGCTTTTGTAAATCGTAATCGTTAAGTTTTGTTAATGTTTTTATCATTAATTTAAGTCAAATAGGAACATTAGTTCTATTATTGAAAGTCTATGAATTAGTGTGAAAAGGCTTTATAGAGCTTTATAACGGACTATATAGAGATTGTTAAGAAGTTATTTAAATCTTATAAAAATAGAACATTTGTTTGTCATTTAGGTGTAAATTTAGTATAATAGTGTTAGGAAGTAAATGACTTCTATATATCGGACAAAAATAAGGATTGAATATTTGTGGTTTTAGTTATTGTCTATATAGTGCCTCCTCATTAAAGATGAAAAGAGGAATAATTTATGACAATTACAATTGAAAAAGAATTAACGAGCGATCACATTAAGGTATTAAATGTGTTACGCAATACTAAGCAAGAGATTATTACGAAACAAAGTATTTTTAACCAACTAAACATAGAATTTAATAAAAACAACGATAGATGGTTAAGAAACACAATCCATAGCCTAGTTGTTGATTATGGTTATGCTATCGGATATAGCTATAAAAAGGACTCAAAAGGCTATTTTATGGTTAAATCTGATGAACAAAAAGAATTAGCTTTAAGAAGTATCAAGCGTCATATTGAGGGTAGTATGAAGCGATATGAGGCATTAAAGAAAATGGATATTTAAGGTGATGTAGTGGGTACTACTATTGAAATTTTTCAAGAACAAGTAAGCGATTATGAATTATTCACTAGATTTAATACTTGCTATATACAAGAACGAATAGCACTCATGGAAATGGATATTGAGAATATGTATGATCGCACTACACCTAGTTTATGCAGTGATACTGTATTAGAAAGTATTTACTATGAGAGCTATTCCGTTGAAAATCTAGCAATCGCTATATTAGAGGAACGTCAAAAATTGGAACGGTATAAGAGGAAAAGTCAAAGAGATTTAAACGCTTTTTATACTGTTCTAAGACGTTTTTCAAAGCTAGAACAGAAATATATTAAAGATTATATTTATGCACGCTTAGAATCTCATATAAACGTGATAGAGCGATTTAAAATTGAATTGCATAAATGTATTCAAACAAATAGGAATGAACGTAATAAGGCTATAGAGAGCGATTATTCATACATTAGTAACGAGCGTCAAAAGGATCAGAGTTATCCTCATAAGTTAACGCTAAACCAAGAGCAAGCACTGAGAGAAAAGAAATCTGGTGCTACAGAAAAAGAAATGAATAATGATGAGTTTGTAGAGAAATTGAATCAATTAGATAAGAAAGCATTTAAGGAATTTATCTATAACAGAAATGAAAATAATATCGACTTTGAGAAAGTTTTAATATTGCTGCAAACTATCCCGAAAAGATTAACAGATAGAGAAATTAAAAAGCCATACAACTACATAAGAGAAATAGGCTTAAAAACTAACTGAAATGAGGTATATTTGTGAAAACTTCTAAATACTTTGATGAATACAATGAATATGTAATAGGTCAAAGAGAAAATATCCATAAGCTAGAGAATGAACGTCAGGAACTCGCACAACAAATTGAAGAAGATAAAGCGAAATATAAAGAATTAATTTCAAACTCAAAAGATGATGAAGCTGATAAACTTTATTCTACATTTGATAGTAACGAGAAAAAATTAAAAGCATTAGAAAAACGTTTAGCAACTAAAAAAGAGGTCTTTGATGAAGCCAGACGTAAAAAAGCTGTAGATATTATCAAACATCAGGGAGAGCTTCCCAATTTATATCAGAATGATAAAGCACGCATACTGTCGAAATTTAAACCAATCATAGATGAATATAATAAAGTAATAGATGAAATCGAAATGTTAAATGATAAATATGGAGCTGAGTTTTATAGATATGTAAGACTTTATGACCTAGAAAACTTTGAAGAAGATGAAGTCGTAAGAAATGAAATAAGAAATCATTTTAATCCGAATCAATACAGTAACTATATTGGGGCAGATGAATTACCATTCGTTGATACAAGAAATAAATTGAGAAATAGAGGTGCTAAATAATGGCTAGAAAATACAATTTAGATAAAGTTTATAATTATATTATGACTGAAACAACACTTTCTGGAGAGGAATGCAGTGATCTACTAGATGTTGTAGAAGAACAATTTTCTCAAAATATCAAAGCGCAACGTAAAGATGAGTTAGCTCAACAATCAAAGGCTAATAAAAGATTTTCAGATTTAGCTAAAGAAAATCGAATTATTAAAGATAAGTAAATTTTTCCTTTTAATAATTATTGAAAAGGAGGTAAAACATGAGCAAATTAAATCCCAGACAAGAGAAGTTTGTGGCTGAGTATTTAAAGACGTTGAATATGACACAAAGTGCAATTAAAGCTGGCTATAGTCCTCATACTGCAAGTGAACAGGGAAGTAGGCTGCTAAAGAATAAGAAAGTAGCTAAGTATATTGATGAGCAACGTAAGAGAATTATTGACGAAGGCGTATTATCAGCGAATGAGCTATTGCATATTCTTAGTAATGCAGCAGTAGGTGATGAGAGTGAAGTAAGAGAGGTCGTCGTTAAACGTGGGGAGTTTCAACGCAACCCCGATACTGATAGATTGAACCTCGTATACAATGAACACGTAGAAATGGTTGAAGTCCCAATAAAGCCTAGCGATAGATTACGTGCTAGAGATATGCTCGGAAAGTATCATAAGCTATTTACCGATAAGCAAGAGTTAGCTACGGATACACCAATTTTAATTAATATAGGTGAATGGCCAGAAGATGAGGAAGAAGAAAAACGGAAAGCATTAGATGAAATACATGAACAACATCCTAATAGAACAATGATCATTAATGATATTCCAGATGAGGACTGATAACCATGTGTTCAAAGATAGAACAGATTAATATAGATGATATGTTCGACAGGGCTATGAGCATTAGAGAGAATACAGTGATTACTTATACTGATCTAATGACAGATAAGGAAATAGAGATATGGAACGAGCTAAACGCAGCAGAGCGAGTAGGCATTATTCTATCCTTTAATTTAATGTTTGTGAAGAATGGCGTAGAAAAATAGTGACATCTGTGAAATTAGATGATGATATTTATTCATCATCTTTATGGTTACGGAAAAGATAAGTTGCTATTGGAGATAAACTCCCAAAGGAAATAGTAATTAAAAACGCTAGTATACTAGAATTTTGGTTTCCTATTAATTTATCTATTGTAAGGAAAGACATTAAAGTCAGTGCGAAAAAGTAAAGGATAGACACCCAAAACTTATAAATATCTGCTCCTTTTTTAGTTAGTATACTTTTCTTAGCAACTTCAGAAATAAGTAAATAATCAAATAATGTAGCAATAGCAAACCATAATACAAATACAAATAGTTCTGATTTTAAATGATTTTCATGAGGAGAAGGTACCAAATTTGTGTAAAGCCAACTTATAAAAATAGGTAGGCAAATTGAAATTAAAGCCAATGCTATATGACTTATAATAAATGTTGTTAGTTTGTTATCAGTTTTTTCATTTGGAATATTTGACATATTAAACTCCTTATACAATTTATTTTACAATATATTATATTATTAAAACTTTATTTTGTACATCTATTTTTTCATTCTATTAAAAGGGCAAAAAAAGGGCATATTTTTGATAATAAGGGCAAAGGTATGAATATATTTTTCAGAATATATAGTTATAAGCACTGATATAAAGAGCTTTTGAAAGATTATGATTTTGTATAAAATAAAACTTACGATTGAGTGGGAATAACAAAATAATCATTTTAAAAGCTAGAAATACTAAAACAAAAGTGTTTCTAGCTTTTTTATGTGATATGGGTTTATGATTGCATATTTTAGTTTCGTTTTGAACATTTTAATAAGAGAATCAAGTTTATTAATAAACCGATTTGATAATGTTTTGTTCAAGCGCATTAAAAAAATCAAATGTACATAATAGAGATTGATTAATCATCGAACTAAATGACTC